CGTTGGCGGAGTGTGCGCGGAAGGAAATAAAGTGTACATATGATACGCTCCTGGCAGCCGGTTACGAGCACAGTGACATACTGATGCTTATGGCCGATGTCCCGGACCGTGTGTACAAATCTTTCTCTCGCGCGGAAGTAATCCTAGGATGGGAGCGCCCTGAAAAAGCGCTCCGAGCAGCAATTGCAGAAGCAACAAGTGTTAGCTAGGACACATCGACAAGGGGGTAGTATGAATGTACCTCACCTTGCAACGATGCTCGCCTTCTACACCTCTGTGTTTAAAGACTTTATAGTGCTTGATCCTTCACAAAAGAATTGTTACAAATCCAGTGCTCGTTACCTCAGACTGAGGCTCGAGACTGAAGGTTGTAGCGTAGCTTCTAAATCGCTCCCCGAATTGGGTAAAGCTGTCGAAGCTAGCATAATCACGGGCGACGTTTTTGTCTGCCCGCGCACCTTTAGTAAACACTGGAGATCTGCGTTACCGAACTTTCTTTACCAGCTTTTGGTAAAACTGTTCGATGACGACGGACATCCGCGGATGGCCACCGATCAGGACGCAATTTTCGCGTTCTATTCGATTCGCCAGGTATGTTTGGCCTTTTCCAAGGTCAAGGATATACCCTCACGGATGACTACTGAGGAAGCATTGGACAGCTTCTCCAGTAGATTGGTAGAGGATCCTACCATAACGACTCCATCTTGGCTTCTCAATGAAGCCCGCGCGCTTATTCGGCGCGTTGTGATGGAGGGTGATTGCCTACATCCTATGCTCGCACAATGGGAATCAATCCCATTTGGGCGGCATGGGCCCGGGGCTGTTGCTATGAAGGAGAAAGGACTTCAGAAATGGCTTTTTAGGCGTATTCCTGGGGCAGATATGTCCCTGTACCGGTTTAATGACCGGTCCCCTTTACCGCTAGGTAAAGCAACGCCTAATTCTCGTGTGTGCTGTGTTCCTAAGGACTTCAAGTCCCTCCGGACCATTTGCATCGAACCTAAGGAGTTCCAATTTGCCCAACAGGGCTTGTGGAATGTTCTTAGGGATCTTATACACGAGAACCATCTGACTCGAAGAGCGATCAACTTTAGTGATCAAGAAAGCAACGCGCGCCTCTGCAAAAGAGACGACCTCGCCACTATTGACCTAAAAGACGCTAGTGACAGAGTGAGGCTAAAGCTCTGTCGCTTACTCTTTCCAAAAGAGTTCTTCAAGCTAGTTACACGTTATCGGTCGCGCGAAGTGGAAGTGAATACCACGAAAGTACGGCCGACATGCTTTGCAAGCATGGGATCTGCCTTGTGTTTCCCGATAGAGACGTTAGTTTTCTGGGCTATTGCCCGGTCAGCTATACATCCCAACAGTCAACACAAGCCTGTACGTGTGTTTGGTGACGATATCGTATGTCCAAAAGAGGACGTGCGATTTGTCATCAAAATGCTAGAGTCTTGCGGTTTTGTCGTAAACAAAGCTAAGACCTGCGTAGACACCCCTATAAGGGAGTCCTGCGGTGCTTGCACCTACACGTCAACCGACGTTAGGGTTGTTCGCTTCAAAAACGCACACTGTGCA